CTTGTGCAGTCCAGTTCGAGGTATCTACACCGGCAGGAAGCTCTACCGTAATGCCCGAGACGTTCGCACCAAGGAAAGCGCCTGCGGCGTTAGTGTTACCCTTCAAACAGGCCATAGCGTTGTCTTCGGGTGTAATCTCTAAGCTGTTTAACTGCGTGCAGCCCGCAAGGGCTAAGGCTCCAAGAGCAAGTAATGCTTTCATTTGAACCATCCTGTGATTGTCTGGAATGTTCGCACTGGGTAGTAGAGAGCGCCTGATTTAAACCGGCCTAAGCCCAATACGCCCAAAGCTTCTCTAAACACTTTGTCGGCCTGCTTTTGGTTCTTAACAACGCCGTCTCCGTGGGTGCATAGGTAGTCGTGGACCACTGCCGCCTTTCGGTTTTTTGCGTTTGCTACGGGTACTAGCCACCGAAGCAGCTTAGGTACACTCGCCAGATCAGTGTAATACCCCGCAGGCACAGTAACAACACGTCCAAGAATATCACTGTGATAAACAAGGCTCTGTCGTAGCTTCCAACCCCCATCAACGGCCTCTGCTATAAAACTAGACGAGAAATGACTCATGGTTGTGCCCCCTACTATTTCCCGGTGAGTTTTAGGTAAGAACCCGCGAGAAGTGCGCCAAGGAACAGATAGGTCGCCGTCTGGACAACAGCCCTACCAGCAGTGCGTTTAGCCATGCGCCACGCATCAAGTACGGACCGAAGCTCACGCAGGTCTGTATTAGCATTTTCATCGGACAGGCCAATGTCGTGCAGAGCCTTAATAGCTCCCGCCGCTGCTGCTTTTTCGATCATCAACTCTAGTTCTGCATCGTTCATGGTCCTGCTCCATTACTACGGGCTAGTAGGCCAATCTATTGTATTGGGAAAACCTGCCTGTGCAGGGACGTCGCGAAGGGCTTGACGGTAAGTAGTCATATCGGGTGTCATTGTAACATCTGTGGAGGCTGTCCAGTCTGTTGCTGCTAACTTAGCATCTCTCTCTGAGCGAACACTCCCAGCAGTGGCGGCATCATGCGCGGCAAGGGCGGCATCTATGTCTGTTTGGTTGTCGTACCGCTCAACAACTTCCCACTGTTCAGTCCACACGCCTGCGACCAAAGCCAAAGGAAGCTGTATCGCTTGTTGGAGGACTGTGTTGTGTTCTGGCTCTGCAACAACGACACCATCAACGACACCAGAACGGCTTCTGTTTTCGGCATCTAAGAACCATTTCTTAGGGAACTGTGTATCACCAATCACTCGTGACTGGTTAGCATTTAACTTCTCACCATCTAATACATAAAAACTCATCATAATGTCCTCTATATGCAGTAAAGAATTTCATCTGGAACCCACTCTATCTTAGGTGCTTCCGGTTGTAGTCTCTGTTTAATCTGTTCAAATGGCGCTTCCCACTTGCCAAATTCTGTTTGCCTAAATAGTTTCATGTCGTTGTAGTAAGCCGTCCTATCTCCCCACATCATAGAGTACAGGAAGTATGGAAGCACTGGAGTTACCACCCACGTCTCTACACCCATAGCCGCAGATAAGTGGCTAACCGACGTACAGGCTGAGATAACCAGATCGCAGCCACTAACTGCTTTGTGCGTATCCTCCCAAGTATCCAGCGGAACCTTCTCCACCCAATTGGGACAAGCATCCGATCCCTCATCTCGTTGCAGGGAGATAAACTCAGCTTCCACACCCCGTACCGTTTCAAACATTAGCTCGTAAGGGAACGCCTTATTATGATCTTTTTCAAATTCTGTACTGCCTTGCCACCGTAGCCCAATGCGCTTCTTGGTTCTTTTCTCTTCGCTGGTCTTGTTTATGTAGGGGGCGCCAGAGATGTCCTTTAACTCAAAGCCCAGAGGGACAATAGCTGACATCCCTGCAACCCAGAAATCATGGTAAATGCCGTGGGCTACGTCGTGCTGAATGATTGCCGTAACACCCTCAACCTTCTGCAATAACTTAACCAGCGGCCCAGAGCAGGCTACGACAACCTCACACCCCCGTGACGCTATTTCCTTGGCATATCTGACTTGGTGTATCTGATCGCCCAGACCGCCTTCTAGGTTGAGTAGAACAACGCCCTTAGCTACTCCGTCCCACTGGCCTGTAGGGACGTTAGGGGGAGAATTACCGAATACACCGACCTTTCGGCCCTCGTCCATTGCCAAGTAGCTCTCACGAATCTTGCCCTCGTTATGCAAATACCAACCACGATTATAGGCTGCGCGTAAGTTCTTAGGGTCTTCCCGCTTTAGTTTCTCAAGCAATCTGCGCCCTTCAACAAAATCCCCGCGCTTCCCTGCTGCTAACTGGCGATCAAGATCGTGTTCTTCGGGGATAGTTCGCGGAGTCTCAAGCCAAAACTCGGGTTGGCAGAAGTCTTTGTAGTGGTGCCCAAGCGTTACTTGCGGGTCTTCTCTGTGTTGCTTCTCTAACCTTGGTTTAATGTCGTGCAATCCTGCGACACCGTGTATCTTCTCATCATCTTCCTTTACTGACTCGCCGTCTATGTTGTTAAAGTCATAGTTGAAATCAGGAAGCTCTAGGAATTCATGAATGCGCTTCAGCTCTTGTTCTGGGTTATCTATCAGGTCATCGTATTCGACAACCAGAAAGCAATCGGGGGCATGGGCAAGCCCGTTACTCAATTCGATGTAAGATTCTTTCAGGTGGTTTACCAGAGGCGAAGTCCGCATGAAATCATCTAGGCTTTCGGGTTTGGCTACGCGCACAAAGGAGGCCATGCAATCAGGCACAGATCGGACAGTAGCGATTATCTTGGGCTTTCTACCTAACACCTTCTCCATTGACTGCATTATTACAGGAGTGGGCCAGCCCCGTGATTTATCAAGCACAACAGGTTTGTCGGTAGACTCGTAGAATGAATCTATAGTGCCTGCCATCGTTATGGCTAGTCGGCTTCTATCAAGATCAGTCTCGTTCAGTATCCCCCCAGACCAAGCCTGCACAAGACTTCCCAAGGCCGATGTTAATCCAGAGGTAGTGGATACATGAGTCTTAGGATTCTGGTTAAGAATAGCCGCCAGAACAGTAGAGCCTGATCGCGGAAGTCCTGATAAGAAGTGTAATGTCTTGTTCATAGCTTTATCGCTATAGTCGCCTCTTGAGCTGCTGCGTGTAAGTGCCACTTTGTATCTGTTCCGACCTGTACTGGGCTACTGTAGTTCGTGGTGTTTCCATGCCCTAATACGCCAAGATTTCCCTCCCCCCAAGACCAAAGTGTTCCGTCAGTCTTTCTTGCAGTAACAGCCATTGAATTGGATTGAGGGTCACTCCAATCTGTTAAGGCTCCCACTTGCTTGGGGCTGCTATAGTCCGTGGTATTGCCTATTCCTAGCTGCCCAGCGCTGTTTTTACCCCATGCCCACAAAGTGCCATCGGTTTTGGCAGCAACCCCATGCTGGTACCCCAGCGAAACTTTTGCCCACGTGGTTAACGCCCCAATCTGTACTGGGCTACTGTAATTCGTGGTGTTTCCTTGCCCCAAAATACCCCCGGTTCCACGCCCCCATGCCCACAAAGTGCCATCAGTTTTGGTAGCGAATGTTGACCTGACACCGCAATGAATTGTTCTCCATGTAGTCAATGCCCCAACCTGAGCAAGACTGCTTATTTGTGTCGTGTTGCCCTGCCCTAGCTTTCCGTAGCTATTCAGCCCTGTCATCCATAAAGTACCATCATCTTTGATAGCCCCCATAAAATGAAACCCCACAGAAACCTTAGACCAAGTTGTTAATGCCCCGACTTGCACAGGGCTACTGTAGCTGGTTAAATTACCCCTTCCTTGGGCGCCATAATTCCCTCTACCCCACGCCCACAAAGTACCATCCTCCTTAACGGCGGCACTGTTGTTACGCCCAGCACTAGCCTGAACCCAATTTGTTAAGGCTCCGACTTGCTTGGGGCTGTCGTAGGTGGTTGTATTACCAAGCCCTAGCTCACCAAAGCCCGATAGTCCCCATGCCCACAAAGTACCATCATCCTTGCCTGCCAGAATGTGCCTCGCATAAGCGGTAGCACCGACAGTACTCCACCGTTCATCTGTTCCTATTTGAGCAGGAGCGAGAACACTAGACGAACTAGTTCCGTTTACGCTGGCCTGCCCCCACCCGTACAGAGTGTACCCAGCAGCAGCACCACCAAGCAGTAAAGGAGTTCCACCAACTATCATTTTACATCTCCTACAAGGTTGCAAGTTGCTTTGGTAGCGGATTGAACATAGTAAACAAAAGTATCAACCGCGCTATTGGTCGCAGTCAAAACAGGAACCTCACCTGCCGCAAACTCCCAAAAGGTGTTGTAAGCAAGGGTTTTAGGAGAAGAAGCGTGGTTAGTAAAGTTAATAACTCCGGACTGACCTGCAACTGGATTAGATGGCGCTGCTAACGTAGTGTTTTCAGTTAGCGTATGCGACCAATTATTAGTTGTAGCGAGGTCAATAGCTATTGACGCAGCGGAAGAGCTAAGGGCCGTTACAGTGCCTATTTGACTACCCGTGAAGGTGTTATCTCCAAGGATTGCCGCTGTACCTACCACGCCAGCGGGAGGGAGTCCTGTAGCGTTTGTCAGGGTGCCCGATGCCGGGGTCCCAAGAGCAGGCGTTACAAACGTAGGGCTTGTAGCGAACACCAAAGCACCCGTACCAGTCTCATCTGTTACTGCCGTTATAAGGTTTGCACTAGAGGGGGTGCCTAAGAACGTAGCGACACCTGCCCCCAAAGACGTAATCCCTGTGCCACCATTGGCTACTGGCAGTGTGCCTGTAATTTGCGAGGTAAGATCAACACTGCCAAGGGTTCCGCCAAGCGTGAAAGTGCCAGAGCTGGTAACTGGGCCTCCTGTAAGCGTAATTCCATTAACCGTTCCAGTTACCGCCACAGAAGTAACACTGCCGCCTATTTCAGTAGGATTAGCATTAAGTACCGCAGCGCCCGCGCCAGCACCGTCGGTAACTACCAGCAGCTTACTGCCACTAGGGATGTCTACTGTAGCGCCGGAACCTTGCTTGATCGTAATAATCTGGCTGCCCGTTGTAGCGTTCTCGATCATCCACACTTTAGATACGGTGTTGGGGCCGAGGGTAACCGTGCGTGTAGCGGTTAGCGATACACCCGAGGTAAACTTT